TTCTCGTAAGCAGTTTGTTTCACTAACTTTGCAGCCTTTCATCTGTGCAATTGAAGATCGTTTGTCAATGAATGACATTACTGCAAATGGTAATGAAGTTCGTTTTGATTTAGACGCATCATTCTTGCGTGCTAATCCAATGGATGAATTACTTGTAATTGAAAAGTTACTATCACTTGGACTTATTACTCAAGAGCAAGCGATGGAAATGACAGACCTAACACCTAATGGAAGCGAAGGCATCAGTTAATGGAAAACATCCTCACATTCTCAGCGGAATTAACTGCTGATACTGCTAAGAGAGTTATCTCTGGCAAAATTGTGCCAATGGGAACGGGCGAAGTCGGCTCAACCTCAGCAGGCGCAGTCGTATTCGAAAAGGGAAGCATCCAACTTCCAGAAGATCCAAAAACTATTAAGTTGCTTAACCAGCACAACACAAAAGAGCCTTTAGGCAAGGCACAATTCTTTAACGAAATCGATGGAGAAGGTATCTATGCATCCTTCAAGATTTCTGCATCTACACGCGGTAACGATGCACTTATTACTGCAAGTGAAGGCTTGACATCTGGTCTGTCAGTCGGTGTCGAAGTTCTCAAGTCAAGTCGTAAGAGTGGGGTAATGCATGTAACTGCTGCCCGTCTTATGGAAGTAAGTTTAGTAACAGAGCCAGCATTTAAGTCTGCTCAAGTTACTGATATTGCTGCTTCAGAGGAAGAAGTTCCAGAAGAAGTTGTAGTAGAAAAAACCCAACCAACAGAAAGCGAGACAGCTGTGGAGAATACTCCAGAGACAGTTGCAGCACCAGTAGAGGCAGCAGCGGTTGAAGCTGCTCGACCAACTGTGACTGTAACAAATGTGCGTGAACGCACTGCACCAATTACTTCAGGTCAATACTTGGAGCACACAATCAAGGCCGCAACAGGTTCAGAAGAATCACTACGCATTGTTCGCGCAGCTGATGATTCAACAACTACAAACACAGGTTTAACTTTGCCTTTGCACATGAACGAATTTATTACTAATCAGGTTACATCACGAGCTGCAATTGAAGCAGGTTCTCGTGGAGCACTTCCTGCTTCAGGACTTAGCTTTACAATTCCTCGTGTAACTGGCAATGGCTCAGTTGCAGATGTAAATGAAGGTGCTGCTGTTACAGCAGTCGGGATGACTTCTGACTATCTTACAGTGGATATTAACAAGTTCGCAGGCCGCCAATTTGTGAGTTGGGAGCTTCTTGACAGATCAGCTCCTTTGTTCTATGACGAAATGATTAAGAATCTTTCGAATGCATACGCTAACGCAACAGATGCAGCAGTAATTGCAGCACTTCTTGCTGGTGGTACAGCAGCATCAACAACAGCTGCAACAGCAGCAGGATTCCAGTCATTCGTAGCAACAGAAACTGCTGCTGCTTACAAGGGAACAGGCCAATTCGCTCGTAACCTTGTTGCTTCAACAGATGTCTGGGCTGCAATCATGGGTTACGCAGATTCAACAGGTCGTAGCCTCTACACAGCATCACAACCAGCTAACGCTTCAGGTGCAGCTGCTCCAACAGCTCTAACTGGCTCAGTTCTTGGACTCAACCTTTATGTTGATCCAAACATTGGAGTATCTGGAGTTATTGATAACTCTTGCTACATCGTTTCACCAGAGTCATACACAACTTACGAATCACCTACAACTCGCTTGCAGGTTCAGGTTCTAGGTTCAGGACAGGTTGAAATCGCTGTATATGGTTATTTGGCTATCGCAGTCAAGAACCCTCTTGCTATCCGTAAGTTCAACCTTACCTAAGCAACCCTAAGTCGCTAAGAGGGGCAGTAGCCCTCTGCCCCTCTTAGTCTTTAGAAAGGAATTGGAATGTCACTCTGCACGGTAGCTGAACTCAAAAGCGTACTTGGCGTTGGCTCGTTATATTCAGATGCGACAATTCAAGAAGTTTGCGACGCAGCAGATGCTGTCCTACTTCCAATGCTATGGGCTCCTAAATGGTTTTCAGTTGCACACGAAAACATAGTCGGACAAGGAACTCTTTACTTTGATGATCCAGTCCGCGATACTTTTTATGTAGGTCAGAGCGTAACCATTGCTAATTCTGGTTCTTCGTATAATGGAACTAAGACAATCACAGCAGTGGGCGATTACTCAATAACAATGAATACAAGCCATTCTACTGCTCAGGCTTATCATCCAATTTTTCCTTATGGAACTGTTTCTACAACTACTTATACTGACTGGACTTTAGACGCTGCTGTTCAAAATGCTGCCGTCATGGTAAGCACAGAAATTTGGCAATCTAGAACCGCTACCCTTTCAGGTTCTAACCTTGTCGATTTCCAGCCCTCACCTTACCGAATGTCAGCTCAGCTGCTCGCTAAGGTCAGAGGATTAATAGCTCATGCACTTGATCCAAGATCAATGGTGGGATAATGCCAACACCAGCAATCACTACTTTAAGAACTACTTTAGCAACTGCGCTAGTAGATAACACAAGATGGCAAACTTTTGCATTTCCACCAGCTACTGTGCTTGCAAATTCAGTTATTGTCAGTCCAGACAATCCGTATCTGACTCCTAATAATAACTCTCAAATTTCAATCAGTCCTTTTGCCAACTTCAAGCTGATTATTACATGCCCGTTATTTGATAACGAGGGCAATTTGAATGGCATAGAAGATTTTGTAGTTCGAGTGTTTAACCTACTCGCTGCATCTTCTTTCACATATAATGTAAGCGCAATCAGTGCGCCTAGTGTTCTCAATGCTGCAAGCGGAGATTTGTTAAGCTGCGAGATGTCCGTAAGCATACTAACGAGTTGGGGATAACATGTCCGATACAGATAACGACAAAGCAAATGCGGAATGGCTCGTAAAAATCGGGCAGACTGCAACAGCACCAGCACCAAAACCAGTCACTAAGAAAGATGAGGAATAATCATGGCACAGGGAATAGTAAATAAGGTTGGATTTAAAGTAGGAGCAACAGACCCTGCCTCAATCGATCTTAGCGCATATGTAACAAGTTTTACATTAACTCGATCAGTAGATAGCATCGAGACAACTGCGATGGGCGATACAGGTCATCGTTACGTTGCTGGGCTCCAGAACAATTCCATTACAGTGGAACTGATCAACGATGATGCAGCATCTGCTGTGTTGCAGTCAATGAACACTCTATTTGCTACTAATGCATACTTCAAGTGTGCACTAGATAAGTCATCAGTAGGTTCAGCAGCCAATCCATTTTATAGTGGGCTAATCTTGGTTGACACGATCACTCCTATTAACGGAGATGTTGCAAGCTTAGGAATCCAGAGTCTGACTTTTCAGGTTTCGGGAGCAATCACAGTAGCAACCACAGGTACATTCTAAACAACTAACAAAGGGGCAAATCATGGCAAAGTTAAAAATTACATTTGAAGATGGAAAAGTAGTGCAAGGGGAAGTAACCCCCATTATTGAATATATATTCGAGCAGCACTATAAGATTGGGTTTCACAAGGCTTTTCGTGAAGAAGAACTACAGACCCAAGTGTATTTTTTAGCTCATGAAGTTTGTAAGCGGTCAGGTGAGCCAGTAGATGCAAGGTTAGAGACTTTTATCAGCACTCTGAAAAGTGTTGAGGTACTAGACTCAGACCCTTTGTCTTAAAGCGCGATCTTCCATTCACCTACCTTATTGCTCGCCTGAGCATTAGGTTGGGGGTCGCGCCACAGCAGTTATTAGATTTAGACCAGACAATGCTTCAAGCTCTGTTGCAAGGTCTTAGGGATGAAGCAAAGGAGATAGAAAATGCCAGTAGAAGCAAAGGGCGTAATCGCACTCCGTAAAGCTCTAAATGCCTATGCTCCAGATTTAGCTAAAGAGTTAACTGCTGAAATTACAAAATCTTTAAAAGTCATTCAAAAAGACGCTAGAGGTTTTGTACCCTCAATGGCTCCGAATAATTTGTATAACTGGAATGACAACGCTACTGGCAAAAAGATAACTGCCAAGACTTCTATGTTTAGAACCTTTAACACAGAAGGTCGAGTCCGCATGTTTCCACTTTACAATGCCAGCGAGATCAAGCGCGGCATTGTCTATCGCACAGGTTACGGCAAGCCTAACTCAAAGGGTTTTAGATCTTTATTTCGTATCAAAAATAGTTCAGCCGCTGGTGCAATTTATGAGACTGCTGGTCGTTTGCATCCCAATGGTGACCCAAAAAGTAAATCAAATAACCCTAACGCTGGTGCTCGGTTTGTTCAGCAAGGTCCAATTTACGGTCGCAAGTCAAGTGCTGGAGATATGCGCGGACGTGTCATATTTCGTGCTTGGGAACAAGATCAAGGTCAGCAAACAGCGGCTATCTTTAAGGCTATTGAAAACACAAGAATTAAATTTAACAAGCGGACTACTGTAAGCAGCGTAAAGGAATCAGCATGAGCAAAATAATTATTGATTTAGCTGCTGAGTTCACTGGAAAGAAAGCCTTCAAACAAGCTGATTCTGCTACTGCTCGCCTAAACAAATCAGTCAGAAATTTAGCTGGTGCTTTTGGTCTTGCTTTTAGCACTAGAGCCGTTGTCAACTACAGCAAAATGGCTGTCAAAGCTTTTGCAGATGATGATAAAGCAGCACAGATCTTAACTAAGACTTTACAGAATTTAGGATTGCAGTTTGCTGATCCGCAAATCAAAACTTTTATTGCAGACTTGGAAAAACAATTTGGTGTCTTGGATGACCAGTTACGCCCTGCTTACCAGAAACTGATTACAACTACTGGTGATTTCCGTAAATCTCAAGATCTTTTAAAGGTTGCTCTTGATCTTTCTGCTATGAGTGGCGAAAGTGTTGTAAGTGCAGCAAATGATTTATCTCAGGCAATAGTCGGCAACACTAAAGGACTTAGAAAATATAACCTAGGACTCACGACTGCTCAACTGTCGGCAATGTCTTTTGAAGAAGTATTAGTAAGACTTGCAAAAGTTAGCCAAGGTCAAGCATCTCTAGCAGCCGACACCTATTCAGGAAAGTTAGCCAAGTTAGAAGTTGCTGCTTCTAATGCCCAAGAGGTCATAGGTGGAGCACTTTTAGACAGTTTCATAAAACTATCAGGTGGCGATGTCGATAAGGCAACAACAAAGATAGACAATATGTCAACAGCCTTAGCCAATTTGATTAGACTGGCTACAGGCACTTCGGCTATGAGCTTAAAAGATATTCTCAATAGCGTAGATTACAAATATGGTTTCATTCCAGTAGATCGTAAAATCTCTACCAATCGCTCAAAGAGTCCTGCTGGCACTTTTAAACGTAATGCAGCAGAAATTAAAGCAGCTGCTGAGGCTAAGAAGTTAGCGCAAGACCAAGCCAAGATACAAAATAAATTGTTAAAATCTCAGCAAGATGCTTTGAAATTGGCTAAGGCTAAGAACATTTTTGACCTACAAAAGATTCAAATTGAAGCTGCTCTTAAAGGCAAGATCTCAGAAGAAGATCGCATCCGTTTGCTTCTTATGAAAGCCATTGAAAATGAAAACATTGACCAGATCGATAAGTATACAAAGATGTTGGATCAGGCACAAAAGAACACAGAAAAGTTAGTTAGCACTCTGGCAAGTATCAAGCCTCTTGATGACATTTTCAAAAATTGGAACTTTATGTCAGTCAAGGAGCAACTAGCATCCTTACAGTCATATTTTGCTGGCTTTGCTGGATCAGCTGCTTCTGCTTTCAATGCTTTGAATTCAGCACAACAAGCTGCTTTAGGCGGCTATGTACCATTTGTGGGTGCAACAAACGCGTCTCTTGGTATTACATCTAATGGTGGATCTACAACATCCATGCCTTCAACAGTTGGACTAGGTACAAATGGTACTGGCAACCAGTTGCCTGCTGGGGTTACAATCAATGTCAATACAGGCATTGGAGACCCTAACGCCATTGCAGAAGCAATTGACGAAGTCCTTACAAATGCCAGAAATCGTGGCACTTTAGTTGGGGGTCTATTCGCGGTATGACATGGCTTCCCGAATGGCGAGTTACAGTAGGTGATGATGTCTATACGACCGTTACCTCTGTTTCTTTTGCATCTGGTCGTTTAGACATTGACAGACAATGTTCAGCAGGTTACTGCCAAGTAGAAATTATTAATACAACTGGGGCAGATTTTACTATCAATGTCACAGAAGAAATAATCTTAGAACTAAAAAACTCTAGTGGTACTTATGTCACTGTGTTTGGTGGAGAAGTATCAGACTTTAATATTGGAGTTAGAAGCCCTGACGATAATGGCTACATTACTACTGGCAAAATTTTAGGCATTGGCTCACTGGCTAAACTGACTAAGACCGTCTATAACACTGCCTTAGTTGAAGGTTTAGATGGCGCACAGATTGCAGCGATCCTAGGCAATGCCTTGAACCTAACTTGGGCAGAAGTAACCCCTACTGTCACATGGGATACTTATCCAGCGACTCAGACATGGGCAACAGCCGAGTCCTACATCGGCACTATTGACTCAGGCTTCTACACCATGATTGCTGTTGCAGCTAGTGCCACTGCCAAATCTCAGACCCTTGCAGATCAGATTGCAACTAGCGCATTAGGCACTCTTTACGAGGAAAAGGACGGAGATGTCTCCTATGACGATGCAGACCACAGATCTAACTATCTTGCAGCAAATGGCTTTACTAACCTCGATGGCGCGTATGCAACACCAAGCTCTATCACCTCAACAACTCAAACTGCTCGCATCCGTAACAGCCTTATCTATCGTTACTCCACAGGCTACGGATCAACCTACAGTACCTCTGACACCGATTCTATAGCCTCTTACGGACTCTTTGAGCGTTCAGTCGATTCCAACATCAAGAACCTAGCAGACATCACTGACATTGCCTCTAGAGAGCTTAAATTGCGCGCCAACCCTGAACCTTCGTTGGGAGCAATAACCTTTAGATTAGATAACGAAAATATGCCAGACAGCATGCGTAACAGTCTAATTGAAGTGTTCTTTGGTCAGCCTGTGCTAATCAACAACCTGCCAACTAACTTATTCGGTGGATCATTCGATGGCTTTGTCGAGAATGTAGCTCTACGCGCTACCCCTAGTTTTACTGAGATTACCCTTTATGTCTCAGCAACAGACTTTTCACTTTCTACCACACAATGGGAAACAGTTATACCAGCCTCACTAATCTGGACTGGCGTAAATGCTACACTTACATGGACAAATGCGACAGGAGCACTAACTTAAATGGCAACGACAACTACTAACTATGGCTGGACAGTACCTACCAGCTCAGATCTGGTAAAGAATGGTGCAACTGCCATCTCTACAGTTGGTCAGAGTGTAGACACATTCCTGTTCAGACCATTCACAAAGAATGTCATTATCAATGGTGGGATGGACATTTGGCAGCGAGGTACATCGAGTGCATCAACTGGATACACCACAGCAGACCGATGGTACATGAACGCAGCAAGCACTACTTTTTCACAGGAAACAACTGTAGTGCCAACAGGCTCACGCTACTCTCTAAAGGCTTTGACAAGCGGTACTACTACTGTGCAATTCCGCCAAGCAATTGAGACAATGAACGCTATTGGACTTGCAGGAAAGACAGTAACTCTTTCAGGCGAATACCAAGCATCATCAACAACTACAATTCTGACTAAATTGTTTTACTCAACAGGTGTAGATAACTCAGTTACAGGTTCTTGGACAGAGATCACAGCAACAAGCGGTGGCAGTGTCAGTGCTGTAAATGGCAGCTTCACAAAGTCCTCATCTGTTTTTGCAGTGCCTTCAACTGCTAAATCTTTGATGGTTCTTTTTGATACTGGATCAGTTTCTACTGCATTGAGCCTTTACTATGCCAACATTCAACTTGAAATAGGAACTCAATCTAGCCCATTTACTCGCGCAGGCGGAACAATTCAAGGAGAATTAGCCGCTTGCAAATACTATTTTAAGCGAATGGCTGTTGCTAACGGTATCTTTGGCTACTCAATGGGTATGAACCAGAATACAACCACCTCTGCCCACATTTTTAATAATGCTATGCGTGGCACACCAACTTCAACCATTAACGGAACTTTGAAGCTAATTCAAGGAAATAGCGATTATGCAGTAACAGGAATCAATGCTACTTATTACACCTACCCCAACGATTCGGTCACAGTTACTTTTACAGTCACGACAGGTCTAGTCGCTGGACAAGTTACTCAGTTGTACGCTGCAACAAGCAATGTTTCCTTTGACCTTAGTGCGGAGTTATAAAATGACAAAATACACAGAACACGAATTAGTTATTGAACGCGAAAACGAGGACGGGTCGGTTTCCTTTATTCCTAAAGATGAAGGCAACTCAGATTATCAGGCATACCTGAAGCGTGATGAAGCCTCAACTATCTAAGGCTGCTTCACAACTTCGGGAACAGTTTGATCAATCATACCCAAGTCGTGACCGTACATCGGATGGCTGGATCGGTGATAACCGACACGCAGCTCGCCCTAGCGATCATAATCCCGATGTTGATGGCTGGGTTCGTGCCATCGATGTTGATCGTGATCTCAGTGGTCGCGCCAAGCCCGATCTCATGCCAGATCTTGCAGATCAGATTCGTCTCCTATGCAAGTCTAAAAAAGAAAGACGCATTACCTACATTATCTTTGATGGTCGTATCGCCTCTAGCAAAAAGGCATGGGCTTGGAGAACATACGAGGGCACTAACAAACACAACCACCACTGTCACATCTCGTTTGCGAAAGAAGCTGACGATGATGGGGCTTTTTTTCAAGTACCTATGTTAGGAGCCAGTAATGAATGAATTAAAGACAGCAGCAGGTTCATGGGCTAGAGCCTTCTTAGTAGCAGTTATCTCAATGGCAGCAGCTGGGGTCACAGATCCTAAAGCACTCATTGCAGCAGGTGTTGCTTCTATCCTGCCTCCAGTATTGCGCTACCTTAACGGCAACGATTCGGCACTGGGCTTGAAGAAGTGACACAACAGGACTTCTTTACTCTTTACATAGCAACCATCGGCATCATCGGTGGTCTATCTGGCTATGTCATTACTCATCTGCTAGGTGAGATTAAGCGACTCAACTCGCGTGTCGATGAGATCTATAACATACTTCTAGAGCGATAATTTTGTCATGGCAAGAAAAGCAACTAAGAATCTAGTTGAGCAAGATTACTCAGCTCTCGATGCTTACTGCATTGGAATGTATGAGTTTGCTCAATCTCTAAAGCGCGCAGGCTTTGATGAGGAAACTGTTCTAGGCATCATTGTAGAACGGTCTGCTTACCCTGCATGGATCTTGCCAGATCCAATCGAGCCAGAACGGTTCGGTGATTACGAAGATGAGGATGATGACTAGCAGCCAGAAGAAAAGGTATCTGGTCATTAGTGACTTACAGATTCCGTATCATCATGAGCAAGCGGTAAAGAATTTAATCAAGCTAGTAAAGCGTGAGAAGTTTGATCTTGTCCTAAACACAGGCGATGAGCTAGACATGCAAAGCCAATCTAAGTGGGCTAAGGGCACTCACCTAGAGTATGAGGGGCAATTAGATGCAGACAGAAGTCTGGCTCAAAACATCCTCTGGGATCTGGGAACCACCGACATCACTAGATCCAACCACACCGATCGTCTTTACCACACTCTCGTTAGAGGGGCTCCTAGCCTCATCGGACTTCCAGAACTCGACTACTCCAACTTTATGGGCTTCAATGACTTGGGGATTCGTTTCCACAAAAAGCCATACGAATTCCACAAAGGCTGGGTCTTAGTGCATGGTGACGAAGGTTCGATGAACACTAATGCTGGACTCACAGCTCTTGGTCTAGCGCGTAAGTTTGGTAAGTCTGTCGTTTGTGGTCACACTCATAGAGCAGGCATCAGTGCCTTCACAGAGGGCATAGGAGCCTCATACAGGACTTTGTGGGGCTTAGAGGCTGGGAATGTCATGGACAAGAAGAAAGCCTCTTATTTGAAGGCTGGCAGTGCTAATTGGCAGATGAGCGTGGCAGTCATTGAGACTCATGGAGACCGAGTTTCTCCAATGCTTGTGCCTATAAACAAAGATGGTTCATTTACTTTGTATGGCAAACTCTACGCTTAGAAATCGTTATCGTTTCGTTACCTAAATATGCTTGACCACGCGTTACAGGCGTGAGACCGTAATCCTACAGAGCTAGTGAAGGGCATTAGTTCTTAGGACGATAGGAAACAAAATGTTTATTACAGAGAATGATTTCAATATGTTAAGTAACACTCAGATGCAGTGGAGTGGTTATGACTGGGAGACTCAGGCAGACCGTTTTACTCAGGACATTACATTTGATCATCAATGGGCTTTCTGGTTTGACAGCCTGCCAGCTTTAATCATGGCTCGCACATTTCTAATGCAGCGCGAGATTAAATTCCAAGAAACTTATGATGATGCGCTTGAGCAATTTGTCATACTGACAGATTATTCTGTTGATGAATTGGCGGTCGCATAATGACTACTATTGAGCTTTATTACACACCACCAGTTGAAAGATATTATTGTTTGTATTGCAGCTTTGACATGACAGAAACGATGGTCTGCACAGATTGCAATGAGTATAAAAGCGCGGTCACATTACAAGAATTTGTGGAATTTAATGGTCATTATCCAAAACTAAGGGCGGTTAACTAATGAGCAATCAAGAGAAGATGCTATTAATTTGTATCATTGGAATCTTTATCAGCATGAGCGTTGTAGCCTTTGATGCGTATAGACTCGGCAAAGAACGAGGTATCCGTGAGGGTTGGCATCGGGGTCGATCCCTTAGCAGACAGGAATTTTGGGAAGAATGAAATATAGCGAAATCTTACAAAGTGCAACTGACATCATCCAAGATCGTGGTCTCAACGACTACGGTCATCCTGCGGATAACATGCAACACGCCGCGATGCTTATCTCAGCATACTTACAAATGCCAGTCACAGATTATCAAGTATGCGGAATACTCGCGCTTATCAAGATCGCTAGAGCTACAACAGGCAATCCAGACAAAGCCGATAATTATATTGACGGAGCCGCTTATATTGCATTGATGGGCGAATTGGCTACTGAGGAGAATGAACTTTATGTTTAATCTGGACGAATACACCACAGTTAGAGAAAGAATTATCGAATTCTGGAAAAGGAATCCAAATGGGCGTATTGAAACTGAAATACTTGAATGGTCTGATAAGCGTTTTATCGTTGCTGCAAGGCTTTATAGGAGTATGGAAGATACGAAGCCATTCTCGACTGGGCTTGCAAATGAGGTTATTACAGACAGGGGCGTCAATAAAGATTTTGCGCTGGAAAACGGAGCTACTTCTGCAATTGGTATTGCATGTGCGAACGCGAATATTGGGATAGACAAGCACAAAGCAAGTCGCGAGGAGATGCAAAAGGTAGTAGCACAAAAGCCTGCTAAGCCTGCTGTTGCAGATGTTCAGGACTATTGGACTACTCCAGTCAATGAATACATGAAGGTAGTGGATGCACCACAAACTCTGGAGAAAGCAATAGAGAATGTAGCTGCAATTATTGGTACATCTGAAGCTGCTGAAGTGCCGCAATGTGCGCATGGAAGCATGGTTTGGAAAACTGGACACAGCTCAAAGACTGGCAAGGACTGGGCTGCTTATCAATGCACAGCTTTAGGACATGCAGGTTATGAGGGCAAATGCCCTGCAATTTGGTATGAAATCAATAGTTCAGGAAAATGGCAACCACAGAAAGCGAGAGTATAATGGGAAGCGTTGGAATCAAGATTAATGGTGAATGGCTTGATTTAATGTCAGCCTTTGTACCGTGTCAATTGTGCAACGAGCCAGTGCAGATCAGAGATTTACAAGACATAGCATCTGAACCTGTCAATGGCGTTGTGACATGGCAATGCATTAAATGCAAAGCAGTTAATGGCTAGTCAAGCTCGAAAGCACAGAGGTTTTCGCACAGAGCGAGTTGTTGCACAGTACCTATCGACTGTGTGGGCAGGCGCGTGTGTGGGAAGGGGTAGTGGCAAAGATATTGTAAATGTACCCTTTGACGCAGAAATCAAAGCCCGCGCTGGATTTCAACCGTTAGCGTACTTAAAGCAATTGAAGGCTCGCACAGCCATTTCGGGGGAATTGGGCTTTGCAATCATTCGACTCAACGGACAAGCTGAAAATGCAGCGGACTATGCCTGCATCATCCGACTTGAGGATCTATTGCCACTACTCATATTAAAATACGGTCACTTAGACAAAGAACCTACAGAAGCAGATATTGACCGTTGTTCTGGATGTGGGTCATACATGATAAGGAAGTGTCTTACTTGCCAGCCTACGATTACAGATGCGACAAATGCAATCTCAATCAAGAAGTCACTCATGGATTCGACCATCGACCAATAGTGCCATGTCCATACTGCAATCGATCAATGAAGAAAGTTATAGCTGCAACTCCTACTATCTTAAAGGGCAAGGGCTTTTACTCAACCGATAACCGATAAAGATTGGGGGTCAGTAATGCAAAACGCCGATCTGACCAGCACTTATATAAATGAATTTGACACGCACGATACACTTTGCAAGCAGAACGCATCAGGCGTTCAGCCCGAGCCGCCGAAGCGAATAGCTCGGGGGGTGCTAGCAATAGTTATTGGGACACTGCTATGCATAATGCCTAATGCAGGTTCTACAGAAGCTCATAAAGAATATATAAGCTATAAAGAATATGCTTTATATCTATTAGACTTTAACTATAAAGAATACAATTGCTTATTAAAGTTATATGGTAAAGAGAGTGCATGGAATCCATTAGCTTCTAATGGTTCTCATTATGGAATACCACAGGGTAACAGTGAGTGGTTAAGAGACCAAGATGGTTGGACTCAGGTACGATGGGGTCTTAACTATATTGGCTCAAGGTATGGTGAACCATGCCTAGCCTACGATCACTGGAGACTCTACAATTGGCATTAGAGAATATAAACCATAGAAGATACAGAGTCCACAAGCAGCGTGTGTTTGCTCGAGATGGACGCATCTGTGCCATTTGCAATACAGATGAAGGTCAAATGCATATTGATCATATAATTCCGCGTGTTAACGGCGGAGACCACAGCCTCGAAAATTTACGCGTGCTCTGTGCTGCTTGCAACCTACGCAAGGGCTCACGCTCAGATCGTGTTTTTTTAACACGCACGGCTAC